CACCTCCTGGGAGGCCGGGCAGACCTTCCTGCACGCGCTCGACATCGAGGCGGCGTTTGCTGGAGGCGCAGGCCCGCAAACGATCACGACCACCGGCATTGCAAGTGCCGAAGCGTTTGGGTCGCCCACCCTGACGCCAGGGGCCGTGACCGTAACGGCAACTGGTATTGCCAGCGCCGAAGCGTTCGGCACCGCCAGCCTGTCAGCAACGGCAACCGTTTCTCCGACAGGCATCGCAAGCGCCGAGGCTTTCGGTAGCGCAACCCTGACCGCTGGGTCTGTCACAGTCACAGCCACGGGAATTGCGTCCGAGGAAGCGTTCGGAACGGCGACCGTACAGGCCGGGTCAGTCACGGCCACGGCAACGGGAATCGGTAGCGCTGAGGCGTTTGGCACTCCGAGCCTGTCGCAAACAACGACACTTTCTCCGACAGGGATTGCGAGCGCCGAAGCCTTCGGCAGCCCAACGCTCACGCCCGGTACGGCAACCGTCACCACTACGGGCATCGCGTCCGCAGAGGCGTTCGGTACAGCGTCCGTACAAGCAGGGGCCGTCACAGTTACGGCAACCGGCATTGCGTCCGGCGAGGCGTTTGGAACTGCACTTGTGGTCGCCTCCGCGGCGCAGGTAAGCCTGCAAAGCATTCCTAGCGCCGAGGCGTTTGGGACGCCGGAAGTGCAGCCCGGCGCGGTCAGCACCACGCCACCGAGTTTCGGCGGCAGCATTCTCGGCACTCCCAACTTCCTTGGGGAAGTCGGCATCCTGGCTTTCCAGATCTTCTCTGCGGAAGCATTTGGAACTCCGACGGTCAGCCAGACGCTGCCGCCTGTCGAGCCTACCGGCATTGCGTCGGCAGAGGCGTTTGGCACCCCGCAGGTCAGCCTTGGCGGCGTAGCCCTGGCCCCCGACGGCATTGCCAGCCAGGAGGCCTTCGGCACTCTAGCACTAAGCGCGACTGTTCAGGTCCTTCCAGTCGCTGTACAAAGCGCAGAGGCCTTCGGAACCGCGTCCGTCAATCTGGCGTTGGCGCCCATTGAGCCCGTCGGTTTTGCCAGCGGTGCGTTCGGCACGCCTAGCGTATTTACGGCTAGTGCGTCTCAGGTGGCCGATGGCGTTACCATTGCCCAGGCGGCCTCGCTAGTCAAAACCAGCGCAGCCGCTGCGCAAATATCAAATGCCGGCCACGCGCCCGTCGTGCAAAGCTGGGCAGCAGTTGTTACCACTCCCCTTGCTTTGCAAGCTACAATTGTACGCGGCGGGTCGGGGTGATAGAGAGTCTACCGCTGGGGGGAACAGCGCGCCTCGGTCCCGCCACCTGACACATGAACACGCAAGAGGTTGTCGAAGGCAACGATGTCTGGCTTGTGGCACGAGTGCTGCGGCCTGACAATGTGCCTGTGTCGCAGGCTGACCTCGCCTCTGGCAGCGATGCTGTCGAGGTCCATGTCTACGACATCACAACCTCGTCGCTCGGAACCGGTGTCAATGGTCGGCAAGTGCTGAACAAGACCATTGCGCAAGGATCTGCTGGCAGCATCGTCGTCATTGCAGCAGGCTCAGACCCGCTCGTGACCGATGGCTATTGGAACGGCTACGACGACACGGGCTACAACTTCATCTATCAGATTGAAGTCAGCGACAGCTCTGGTGGCGTCGAAGGCGTTGACCATGTAGCCCTGCAGGCCGGGCGACGATACCAAGTGGAGTTCACAATCCGCACGGGCGCCAATGCGTTCGGCAACATCAAGTGGGCGCAACAGCTCTACATTAGGAGCCTGCTGTCGGTATGACCGAGCAAGTCACAGAGGTCGTGCATGACTACACGCCGTATGGCGCTGCGCGAGAGCTGTGGGATCTGCAGGCAAACGAGCTGTTGATGGAAGGGCCTGCTGGCACCGGCAAGACGCGCGCCCTTCTGGAGTATGTCAACTTCCTTTGTGAGCGCTACTCCGGCATTCGATGCCTGCTGTTGCGCCAAACGCGCGAGTCGCTCACGGAGTCGGTCCTGGTGACTTTCGAGCAGGATGTGCTTTGGGACAATCACCCGGCAATCCACGGCACGAGCAGCCGCAACACGCGGCAGAACTACCACTACCCCAACGGTTCCCACATTGTGGTAGGCGGGCTCGACAAACCGGCCAAGACTTTCTCGACGCAATACGATGTCATTGCCGTCTTTGAGGCTCGCGAGATCACGGCGGACACTTGGGAGTGGCTCGCTCGTGCAAACCGCAACTTCAAGATGCCGTGGCAGATGCGGATTGCCGACACCAACCCGGCGGGCGAGTTCCATTGGCTGAACACTCACTTCCCGCAGGGGTTCCGGCAGGTGCCCGACAGGCATAAGCAGGACAAGCGCATTCGCCTGCTTTCGCGCCACGAGGACAACCCTTCGTACTTTGACCACAAGAAAGGCAAGTGGACCAAGAATGGCGAGGCGTATGTCATTGGCATCCTGTCCAAGCTGACTGGGGCTCGCCGCGCCAACCTGTACGAAGGTAAGTGGGCAAGCGAAGAAGGCATCATCTACGAGGACTGGGATCCTGCAGTCCACATGATTGACTTCGAAGACATGCCGGAGCCCAAGTGGTACTTCGGAGCCTACGACAAAGGGCTGCGGCACCCCGGTTGCCTGCAAATCTGGGCCGTCAATGACGACCGCATGTACCGCGTTCTCGAAATCTACAAGACCGGAGAGAACAGCGACTGGTGGGCCGAGCAGGTACTTGAGGCTAACGAGGACTATCCTTTGTCAGCTCTGGTCTGTGACCCGAGCGAACCCGAGTACATTCGCTTGTTCAATGACCGCCTAGGATCTGCGCGGGGCCGTGACGGCAACCGTATCGCCCGGAAGGCGCGCAACCCCATTCGTAGTGGCATTGACATGGTTCGATGGGGCCTGTCCAAAGTCGACAACGGACCGCGCATCTACATCTGTCGAGGCAGCCAGCTCCTGCAAGACAAGACGCGTATCGACGCCAAAAAGCCGACATGCCTAGAGGAGGAGATCCCGAGCTATGTCTGGGCCAAAAGCCGTGACGGGGCACCCATCAAGGAGCGGCCTGACCCGACATGCAGCGATCACGCAATGGACTGCCTGCGTTACGCGGCCATGTTCATGTGGAACCGCGACATGAGTATGGAGTTTTCCATTCCTGATTACCCCGAGGGCAGCCTTGGTGATCTGCTTGGGCACTCTGAGGTGCATGCGGAGGTTTACCAGTAATGCTCAAGACGACCCCCCAAGCCTTGATGGCAGAGATCGACTCCGCCATTGCGTACCGCGACACACACCTTGAAGGCTACGAAGACAAAGTGGCGCGGTATCACGGGCCGTACTACAACAGCGATGGCGCGGATGGCTCGCAATACAGCCCGGAGAACACTTACTACGAGTATGTGTCGCTCATGGTGCCCAGGCTTGTGTTCGACAACCCGCGCGTGCAAGTATCGTCGCGACGACCGGGCACCCAGCAAGATGTAGCTGAAGCCCTGCGACACGGGATGAACCGCTGGTCGCGCGACGCAAAGCTTCGCAAGCTTCTTGTTGAAGTCGCCAGCGACATGCTGCTGGGTTATGGCGTGTGCCTAGTCCGCCCTGACCACAAGAAAAAGTACGCTAGCCCCAACGCTACGCCGTTCAAGGCTGATGAGACTCCAGCTTGGCCTGCCTGCGAGCGCATTGCGCCGCGCCGCTTTTTTGTGGACCCTGAGGCCGAGCGCATTGAGAGCGCTCGCTTCATGGGGCACATGTGGCGCATGGACAAGGAAGATCTGGAGGAGCTAGCCCGCACCCGTGAAGAGCAGGGTTGGAACCTCGACGCCATCGAGTCTTTGGGCAGGCAGGAAGACCCCAACCGCAAGCATGGCTACGGCTACGAAGGCACGCCGGACCGCAAAGAGGTCTACTGCTATGAGATCTATGTGCCTGAAGTCGAACTAGATGACAGCCCTGGGCCTAAGTCTGGCTTTCACGGCACGATCTATACGCTCGGTTGCTCTCAGCCCTTGGGCAGCGACGACGAAGACAACGCGTCTGCGTTTGTTCGCGACCCTCGTCCGTACTACGGACCCCCTTCTGGGCCCTATGTGATGTTTGGCGCTTACAAGGTGCCTGATCGCGTGTATCCGCTGTCGCCGCTTACCGCCGTCGAGGCTCAGGTCACGGATCTCAACGATCATGTGCAGGCGGCTA